GCACGGGAAGTAACGGCGGCGACCTTTGACCACTGCGATCAAACCGCAGCATTCGCGTGGGTCTTCAGCTTGTGCGTGCTCTAGGATTTGGGCTTCAAGCGTTTCGGTTAGCTTCATTGTGATAGCCCTGCCCCAGGGTAGCTGCCGAATGGTAATGCAGTGTCCGGCGTGCGGAAGGTGTACTTGGCGTTTGATGCGAACGTGTAGGTTGCAGAGCTAGGTGATGCTGGCAGGAAGTATAAGTTGACGGCAATCGTATCGGCATACAAGTCCCCATAGCTATTAAGATAAATGATGCCAGATGCGACAGATGCGATGGTCGTCTCAATGCCATTGCTGCCAAATACAATCATCCCGGCAGATAGACCCGTTGTGTCTATGTTGATTTGCTGAGCGGTTAAAACTATTGTTTCGCTTTGGTTGTTGCCAAGATCGTAGTAATAGGTCTCAAAGGTCGGAACATAAGTCCCTGCCCGAGCGATTGAATACGGCCTATTGCTGAGCGTTACCGTTGTGCTTGCGATACCTGTTACAGTTGTGTTTGCTGGGATGTACGTCCCAGATACTGCTTGCCCTACGCTGATACCGGTGTTGTTTGAAACTACCACGGTTGCGTTGGTGGTTGATACAGTGCCCGTCTTAGTGCTTGATGTTGTCATCGTTGCAGCTTGACTCAAGGTCAGCGTGGTGGCATCAACGATGGCACTGATCGTGGTCCCGCTTGGGATGCCCAACCCAGAGACGGCCTGGCCTGCGTTGAAATTAAAATACGACGCCACTGTCATTGACGTGCTGCCATTCGTCACAGATCCATCAAGCGTAAATGGTGTGAAGCGTACATTGCAACTGCTTAATCTTTTGCCGCATACATCACTGCCGCTTGATGCAACCTTGTTGTCGTTGATGTCATAATAGTCAGTGCCATTATATCCGCACTCACCACCGCGATAGGCCCACTGGCATACATTGGCGATGATCTGACGTCGTGGCAGCATCACACCAGCAAGATCAAACTTACTGGCTAGCTCAAACTCAACCGCTGCGCGGTTTTCATTTGCCTTACGATCTACGTACCAAATCTCATCTGGAAACTTAGCGTGCGGGTCTGCCCCAGCCTCACCGTCCAGGTATTTCTTCAGCGTACGGATCCGAACAACCTTTGCCCCGCCAAGGTCATTGCCTGCGGTAATCATGTTGACTTGCAGCAACAATGCGGTAATACTGCTGCCAATGTTGCTAACGGTTAGCGACGGACGAGGCAACGTGCCGGTGCTGGAATAGTCAAAGCCAGTTGCCTCAATTGGCAGCCTTACATACGCTTGGCCATTCCATGTGATGTTACCAGTTACCGCTGCATTGACGCCATTGTGGAAGTAATAAATCGTGCTGCTGCCATGCAACGTACTGTCAAGATGCAACTGGAACAGCTCGATGATGGCATTAGGTGCCAGCACGCTGAGGTCTTCATATACTGCACTGATCGCTGTCCATGTGACGCTACCATCGACAACCGTGCCATCAATCAGCGTTGGCCATGCCGGCTGCGTGGCGCCTGATGTGCCAGCAGTTGTGCATTTAAACACCAGGCCAAAGTCCTGCACCGTACTGGCGCGGACAATGGCGCCAACCGCATAGCTAGTAGCACTGGCCCAGGCTGTGTATGCCATTAGGGTTCAAATACCTGCACAAATGTAGCCTGAAGCGTTGCACGGTTTAGGTATGGGATGGATTTGCTCCATTCCGCGCAGATGTACTTACCGCTACTTGCTTCTGCCGGTGGTGTCCAGTCGAATGATTCCTGCGCAGCGCGTGCATCAAGGAATGTTTCAATCGTATCTGCATCAGTTTCTGATATTTCCCATGTCAGGCTCCAGCTTTTGGGGTTTTGGTTCAGCCCAAATACAGCACGCATTTGGTAGCCGTCGCCGTATTGAACTGTCGTCACCTTAGGCTGGCTGGTCTTCTGGGCGCCGTAGGTAGGTGTGATGCTAGGGAATGTTGCCATTACGCGAGAAGTCCTCCAGGGCGTTTCTGCTTCACTAATTCTGCCTGCACCGCAGACGATATGGCAATACCAAGTTGCCGGCTTTGTGCTTGGTCACCTTGGACGCTGGAACCGCTTGCATCGACGTTAACCACAACGCTGGTACCACCACCACCTAAGGCGTTGTTAGGGATGATGCTGCCGCCCCTGGAGGGCATGAACAGCTCCGGGCCGCGCTCACCTACTAGGTACGGGCTGCCGGCGCTTACAGGGCCTCCTAGGGCGCGCTGAGCGATGCCGTAGTTAGGTCCAAAGGTGCCAAACTTGCCGACCATGCCGCCACCAGCGCCTAAAGGTGTTGATGAGCTAAACGGCGACAAGAATGATTTAATAGAATTGATTGCTTGCTCAATTACAAATATCTGTATCAGTTGATTAGCGATATCAACTAGCACTTTAGATGCAATTTGTTGTAGGCTGGCGGCCCAGTTATCCGCACCAGAGATCAATGCGGTAAAGGCTGATGTCATGCCTTGACCAAGAGTACTCGAAATGCTTTCTGCTAGTGATTTTTGCTGCTGGATTGCAGCATTAAGTTCATATTGCTTTTCTAGGTATGCCGTAATTGATTGCAATCCATCTTGCTCATTTTGCCTTTGTATTGTGGCAAGTTCGCGTTGTGTATCACGCTGATTAGCAACCAGCCTAGTGTTACCTTCAAAGATGATGGCCTCTTGTGCGCGTACATTTTTCTCTTGCGCTAATGCTTGCGCATATTGATATTGAATGTCAATTTCTTTTTGTTGGCCTTGCAGCCTTGCGGCAAGCATCCTATCACCAGATGCTTCAGCGGCGGCAATTTTATCTTGCAGGCCAGATTTAATCTGTAAAAGCTGGCCTTCCGCTAAACGATCACGGATGACTTGGCGAACGCGGTCAGCTTCTTTAGCTGCTGCTTTAGCTGCATTTTCGGCGTCACTGGTTGACGCCTTGGATGTACCACTGCCGCCGCTAGGGGCAGTTCCGCTTAGTAGGCCTGGTATTGGGGCATTAGCAGCAAGCGTTCTTGGCTTTGCTGCCTGCACTAATCGGCCAGTAATAGTGCTGTAAACATTACCTTGTGCATCCTTGTAGGTTCTTTCTGTTACGCCTGCTCGACTTAATCTTTCAGCTCCAGCCCTTTGCTGCATTTCAGCCTGAACGCCAAATGCGCCACGGTTTAACCTATTAATTAGCTCATCAGTCTTGCTGATTAGAAACTTAAAGGCAGGAGCAAAGAAAGTGCCTATATTTGCGGCTAGCCTTTGGAATGAATCTTGCAGTGTGCTGAGTTTTCCATTTAATGTATCACTTTGCGCGATAGCACCATTGGCATATTTACCGCCTTTATCGGTCAGTCTGATAATTGCAACCTCTACCGCTTCTGCGCTGATGCGGCCTTTACTAAGAGCTTTCTGGAACTCATCGCCAGTCATCCCATACATCTTCCGCAATTCTTCTTGCAGCGCAATACCACGCTCTTGGAATTGCAGTAGTTCTTCTCCTTGCAGCCGGCCTTTAGCCTGAACTTGACCATAGGCAGTTACCAATCCTTGCAGCTCAGCGCCAGTAGCGCCAGAAACATCGGCTAGGCGTCTGGTAGTTTCGACTACTTTTTCGGCTTCTACGCCAAACGCATTTAGCCTCTTGGCGGCATCAATTAGCTCGGTGCTGGTGAATGGTGTTACCGCACCAAGCGCCTGAAGTTCTGATATAATTTGCTTTGCTCTATCGACACTGCCGGTAAGCACGGCAATGCTTTTGGTTTGCGTTTCTATTTCTGCGGCACTTACAAAAACAAATTTAATTGCCTGCACACCTGCGTAGACCTTAAGCAAATTGCCAATGGCATTATTTAATCCGCCAACACTTCTTTCGGCACCCTTAGCGGCACTACTTAATCCATCTACACCCGATTGTGCAGCTTTAGACGCCGCGCTTACATCACGCAGATTCCTTACAGCACCCTGGCTGTTTACCTGAATATCGAGAACAGAAACAGCCACTGCTAGACCGACCTTTCCGCCAGTCTAGCGGCGCTGCTTTGCCTTATCCATTTCTTGGCGTTCGCGTTTACCCTTCACCTCATAGTAGGCGGCAAAATGGATGAACTCAGCATCGGTAAGTTCTTGCCGAAGCCGGCTTACAGTCATGCCTAGCTCAGTAGCTAGAAACATTTCAAAATAAAGCCAGCTATCGGCCTCTAGTCGTTTTTTGCTGTCTCCAGTGATTCAGGTGCACCAAGCCCAAACAGGAACAACTCCAGTTCGTTTAGTACTGATTCCGGCAGCTCGCGTTGCAGCTTAACGGCATCAGCCGCCGCGAATGCTTTGGTGCCATCTTCCAGTTCAGCCATCTGGCATAGCATCTGCGTGCTGATGTCCAATGCTTCTTCGCTGGAAGCCAGGCCAGTAGCACGCTTGCGATCAGCGCGGGTGATTGGCTTGAAATACAACGACAGCACGATGCTGCCATCTTCTTTCTTGATATTGAACTGGCGGCGCTGGTTGAGATCAAAAGCCCCGGCGAGCAAATCAACGGGGCGCGGTGTGGCAGGCATTAGATCGATGTCGTGATGGCGCCATTCATGGTGAAGTTAATCGTCACCATTTCAAGCTCGCCTACTGTAGCACCATAATCGGTGGAAGTAATCACGATGCTACCGGTGATCTTTTTGCCGCCGGTTTCATCAAGGTATAACTCAACAAAGGCGTTGCCTTCATCGGTAGTGGTGTTGACATCCTTGATTAGATCCAGCTTATCACCAGCGCCAGGTGCATCATACATCACCTCCATGGTGCCGCTACCAGCGACTAGGCCGCCGATATTGGCCTTGTAGGTAGCGCCTTGGGCAGTGGTCTCTAGGACGTCCTTTTCGACGGTCATAGACCAGGATCGTACAGCAGCTACCTCAGAGACACCGCCGCTGCTGTCCTTGTCGAAAAAGATGGTGCCCTGTTCGCCGCGAAAGAAAGCCATGGTTAAATGCCGAGGGTGATGGTGCCGCTAGTGACGAAGTTGCAGGTAATAACCTCCAACTCGCCCACGGTAGCGCTGTAGTCGGCAGAGGTAATCAAACCGACAAAGCTAATCTTTTTGGTACCAGCCGTATCAAGGAACAACTCAAAGGCGGCAACACCTTGATCAGTTGCTGTGTTAGCAGCCTTGATGAATACGTTGGTTTCGTCGGAGCTGCTAGCTGTGTAGATCAGTTCGACGGTGCCAGAACCAGCAATCAAACCGCCAATGTTGGATTTATACGTGGCGCCAAGCGCGGTGGTTTCCAGTACGTCCTTTTCAACGGTCATGGACCATGAACGAGTGGAGGCAATGGTGGCAGTGGTAGAGCCGGCATCGTCAAACTTGACGGAACCTTGCTCACCGCGATAGAAGGCCATGGTTAGAGATCCTCGAAGGTTTCAAAGGTCATGCGGACCTGGGTTTGAAAGTACCCTTCGGGAGACGGCGTGGCCACCACCTCTGGGCCTGTTGGGGGATCAAAGCGAACCCCTGATGTATTGATTCTAACGTACAAATCCCGAACTCGTTTCGCAACAATGAGGTTGGCGCCTGGGCCGACGCCTTTAGCCGAGAAGATGTTGATTACCACAACACCGATCACGCTATTGCTGGAACCTGCGCCTGTACCCATCGTGACGTAGTTGTTATTGCCAAAACTGACTAAGCATTGCACCCAAGTGCTACTCGGTGTTGGAGTATATGCCATGTTGTGAAACACAACAGGTATCACTGGCGCTGTAGCTAGTTCAGTCGCTAGGCGCCCTTCGATTACAGCACGAATTGCATTGAGATCAAGCGCAGCCATTAGGATTGCCTCCCGATATGATCCGCCAGTTGCCTAGCGCGGTTTGCCATCTGCCTTGCGATCAGTTCCACCCATCCAGCCGGCGCCTGCGTGCTGTGGCCATTACCTAACCGTTCAGCATATGGCAGCGTGTTATGGATGTGATATGAGTTGCCAACGCGCTCGCTGCCTGGGTTGTAGTTAATGCCTGTTATGCGCGTCATTGCAGGTGTTTGCTGCGGCCCTGCATCATAGTTGCCAGTTGTATTTTCTCCTACCACCCAACTCATGTGGAATCGCCCGGTATCAACTGGGCTTTGCATCTTTAGCTCTAGGTCGGTCTCCAATACCACAATGCGCAGCAACTTATCGACTTGCTCTTCGCTGAACTTACCAAAATCACTTAGCCTGATGATTTGCGCCATATCAAGCCCTCAGTACCAGTTCATAGGTAATCGACTGGTTATCTTGCTCAATTGTTTGTACGTTAATGATTTGATGCGAAATGGTACTGATGATGACCCGATCAGCGGTGCTAGGTGTGACTGCCAGATCAGTTGCAGCAATGAATAGCCGCTTATCACCAGCCTGGATCAGTTCATTTACTTCGCGTGCCTTAACGTCTTGCAATACACCGCGCAAGTTGTAATCAGTTGTTGTTTCTGTAATTGCACCCGTGCTGGCATTGTAGGCGCCGCCGCTGACACGTCTGTAGGTCAATGCACCGCCGAACTTGCCCATCAGCTTGGAGGCGGTCTTCTGTAGTGAGGAAGCTAGTGCCATCAGAGCTTGTAGGCAATGCAGTGGCCAGCCGACAGGTTAATACTGGTGAAAACACCATAAATTGTTACGCCAGCAGTAGGAGTATGGCCGGCCAATGATGCCCCGTCATAGTTGGTGCTAATGATTTCAGTGATTGCTGCGCTGCCAAAAAAAGTAATCGCGCACCAGCGGCCAGTCACTGTTGTTGCGGCGTCAACAAAAGTTGCGCCTTTGGCGTAATCAATGCCAAGCTGGTTGGTATCGCCCATGATTAAATTTTGTAGGCGGCAATCTTGCCGGATGTCAGCGTCACGCTGGTGAATACCGCTTCAACTGATTGGCCAGCCTTCAGTGGCACGCTGGTAAATGTGTTGCCAGTCTGGTTCAGGATCACGGCGCTAGCGATCACTGAATCCTCGAAAGCAACCAGCTCAGAAAAGCGGCCCGTATGGGCTACCGTATCGCTGATGTACTCAAACCCGATGGCGTATTCGGAAGACATGATCAGCTCCGGCGAATTGAGATGTTGCCTGGTCCACTGATTCTAAGGCCAATCAGGTAGCGTTCAACCATAGGCGGGATCTTATCGGCGCCAGCCTGCGGGCTGCTGCTGTTTACCGTAACGCTAATCGGACCGATGCTAACGCTGTTGTAATCCTCAAGGCCAGACAGGCCAAGGCTGTCGGTATTGTTGTTCAGGAAGACGGCCAGCACGGCCTGCGCTTGCTTAATCTGCGTTGGGATTTCGGTATCAGTGAAATAATCAGTTGTAATACGAAACGGAAACCCAACGGCGTAAGTATTGATGTAGGTATCCGGCTTGCGTACACCAGTGCGCGGCCATTGTAGTGCTTGCGTATCAGTAGCGCGGGCACCAAGAAACCGCTCGCGGTCTAGCCTTTGCGTTGCGGTGTACAATGCACGGTTTTTTGCGTCGGTGGTGGCTGATGCCCATGCTGTCACGTCGGCATCTAATACCAGGCCATCAATAATGGCCTGCGCATCAGCTAGCGTCTGGTACGTGTTTGACGTGCTTCCGCCGGCTGTTGCGATTAGGGTGATCGCCATTATTTGGTTCTGGTGTTGGATCTATCTTAGCTGGCTCCGGCGTAGAAAAAGAGGCCACATCCAAAGATGCAGCCTCCTTGTTACGCAGTCGCCGGAAGGCGAACAATCCCATCAGAGGCGCCTAAGCAGCACGGTGACGATCACACCAGCCAACGCGGTAGTTGTGCCGGTCACGTCCAGAGACAAGCGATCACCAGCCTCAAGGATCAGATCAGCAACGGTGCTGGTCAGCTCACCAGAATCAGCAGCATCAAACTTCTGCTCAGTAAGAGCAGTGCCTTTGAAGTTGATCTTGGTGGAGCCGATGAGGTCATCACCAGCAGTAGCAGCTTCAGTGCCTTGGCAGCGACGAATCGTACCAGAAACAGCAGAGCCATCAGTGCCGGCGGTTGCATGTACCTCTCGAATGCTGACCACTTGGCACTTCACCGGAGCGGTGAAGAACTGGACATCAGCCACCGAAGAGGCGATGTAGTGGTCAGCAACGATGTACTGCTCTGTAGACAGTTCAAACTGGGAAGGTTGTGCCATGGTTAATTACCTCAATCGAAGTTGGAGGTGTTAGTCGCACGCACGATACCAATGTTCTTGGTTTCGTACACCTTCGTCCAGTTGGTGATGGTCTCCAACTGAGCGCGGGTTGGGTTGGTGGTAGTCACCGCCCACTTAGCGCCAACAGGGTGGTACACGTAGTGGAGGTCCATCGACATGGCATCGCTCTTGGCGAGGATGTCACGATCGGTTTCAATCTCCATCCCCATTTGCTCACCGCTGGCGATAGCGCCTTGAGTGAAGAAATAGGTTGCATACTCAGTGCTGGAGCCGCTGCCTTCGGTTTGCACGTCGTCGGAGACGATCACGCGCAGACCCATGTAGGTAGGTACGGTCACATCACCGCCATAGGCAGCAACGATCGTACCGCCGGACTGGGTAGTGCTGGTGCCACGGGCATCGGTAGTTGCCACGTAGTCAATAGCACGGCGCTCCACCAAGTCATAGTAGACCTTGGAGTGCATACAGACAGCAGCCAGCTTGTCGCCTTGATCACCCAGGATTGAGCGAGCTTCGGCAACGTGGCGGGGCGACAGCACGGTAGGGGTATCACCGCTCAGGCCGTCGATCGTCAGATCAACGAAAGAAGCGGAAGCGTTGGTGCCGAGCGTACCGAAGATACCAGCCAGGCAGGAAAGAAGATCTTTCTGGCGTTGGTTGGCAACATAATCAGCAATCTTGGCGCCGATGGCGGCCATGGGGTCAGCGCCAGCAGCAAGGGCTGCGAGATCGCGTGCCTCAAAGGCGCGGCCACGGTGCAGGATCACGCCAACTTGCTTGTCAGCAGTGATCTTACCGGGGGTCAGTGAGGTGCTGTCAGTCAGCACTTCAAAGTCGCCAGATAGGTTGGCTTTCCAAAAGGGAACGTTGATGAAATCACCACCCTCGGTAGCATTCAACTCCGCCAGTGGTTGGACCACACCGCTAGCCAGGAAGGCATCGCGTTGGGTGGTCTGCTCCAGCAAATAGGGAGTAAAAATCTCGGGGATGATGACATCAGAGCGAAGAGTCGCCATGGTGTCGGGGGCAATGGGATGATTGACGGTTTGGGCGCAGCCCCTAGCTAAATGGCGCAGCCATTAC